TCAGTGATTAGATTTTGCATACCAGCAGGACGAACACCGGGATATATCTTTTCCAGATTTTCCGCATAGCATCCGTTTCCAAGGAACGCACAAGTAGACGGGCAAGTATCGCCAACTGGACGCGACACCACAAGACAATTTTCCTTACCTAGTTTATCATTACCGTTTGCAGTTTTCATATCATAGACTCCGTGGGTTGTCTCTCAAGTATATCACATATATCGTCCTCGTCAACCCCTAATCTTGAATTATTTTTTATTTTTGGTTTGGCACGGTATTTGCTGGGTTTGGCTGGCTGTCTCATTAGTCGTTACCGGGACGGTTCCGGTAGTACACAGCCGTTCACCACCCCTTTGGGGGGTTCGCGGCCCGCCCCGCACCCCCTATCGGTAGGGTAAGTACGAGATCTCGCCAGTAGTGGACAACTGTTCACGGTACACCTCGACACGCCTTGCACGTTCTGCACGGTCACGCTCAAAGTCGCTCAGGCGGTCACGCTCATCACATTTCTTTTCTAGCGTTGCCAATGTAACGCCGTCAGTCCGATGGTCCTGAAACTCATCAGGCAGACATTCATTGGAAACATAGATACAATCCTTCAGCAGTTCATCAAGTTGGGCAAATAGTTCGTAACCGTTCATAGTTCAATACCTTCGTTACCAAGAAAACAAAACACAAAGAACGCCACAAGCCAAACACCGGCAAACGCACTCACTATACCACCTCTTTTGTGAAACACGCATCTTCCACTTCGTCGCGGTCAATACCAGTATCATTCCATGCTACATTGTCAGGAGTTTCAAGTGAACCCAAGTCCCGCATAACATCAATAAACTCATTATAACAAGAGCAACCGCTGGCGATACTATAGAGTCCTTCATCATTACTAATCCAGAGGGCGACGTTCCACGTTGCGTAATTTTTGTAACCATTGTATCCGCTCATGATAGTCTCTCCAAGAAAACCAAAGTAACCGTAACCACTAAGAACATCATAACAGCCAATCCGTCATTGTCAAGTCTATTTTTCATTCTGGCAACCTTCCTTCCACAATTCCACCGTGCAGATCCAACTCATGCCGAACCAGATGAACAGGAACATACGGATATACCGTGTCCGTGTATTCTTCATCCTTTGGATAACCCTTGCCACATTGGGCGGCTTCCGAGTATTCCCTGAATCTCCAACTCTTTGGAACCTCGCTAGGGAATCCGCACTCGACCTCGCAATACGGGCCGTGGTCGCTTCGTGGTGTGCAGTATGCACTCTCACGGGCCTGAACACTGATTGAGAAGCCGTCGCGGCAAACGATTCGTGGGTTGTGTGCTTTCATGTCTTTCTCCTTTTCCACTATTATACAGAACAAAATCTACTTGTCAAGTACCGTATCCAAATAAATTTCATTTTGTGTGAGAACGTAGCCGTACTCAGTTTGGGGGGTATATACACCAATGTACACCTTGCCATTGTCGTATCCCTCAAAGCCCACGAACATGCCAAAAATAGTGTAGAGTGTCAACATCATTTTTCTCCAGAGTAGGTTATCCTGTCCACTACTCTATATATCGACACTCTGGCGGGAATACTTGAAAAGAAAATAGAAATATTTTTTTACCCCTCTAATGGGGGGTTTGCGGCGGGCCTGCAACCCCCAAGTTGGGGGGCTACAGGTTACAGCAAATCTTATACCAATCTCTCAACATTCTGCTTTGTCATGTCAAAAAATGCTTCTGTTCCTCGCAATTTACAATGAGTACGAAACTTGTTGAAACAAATAACCTTAGAAGCTGGTCGTGATTCCCAGTTGCTACCACAAAAATTGGAACCATATACGTCAATGAATCGCTTCCCTTCTGTTCCAGAAATTTGAACGCTAGTATAGTCATACCCTACGAATACCGTAGCCAGTAAATCATAGTGAGTAGTTTTGATTCCACTGTATGTAAAATTATCACATGATCGACTTTGTGCGGCTGTTTTCACTTCAACCCTATGCCAAGTCCCTTTGATCTTTACTCTTAGATCATATTCATCGGTTCCGCTCAACATTTCTACTTTGTATCCCATATCTTGTAGCATCTGCATTACGAGATATTCACCCTTTCGCCCCTTTTCTTGGCCAGCCGCAACAAATTCTTTAGAAACAGGATCAACAAACTTTCCATCCTTCCGTTCTTGTTTCATATACAATTCATTAGCCTTTTGGAAAGCTCGTTGCGACACAAAACCGGGAATCTTGTTTTTTGCTTCGTTTGACATTTCTTTGCCTTTTTTAGTAGTGGGTTTCACAAGCAACTCATGTTCCTTGTATCGACATTATAGCAACACAAACTTTAGGTGTCAAGCAATAAAATAGATTTTTTTTCACCCAGCAAATATCATGCCAAATCGCGCCACTACCGGCATAGATGGGCTAATACCCCTCTAACGGGGGGATTGGGGCGGGCCTCGTCCCCCTCAGAAGGGGGGAGCGAAGGTTGCGGGATTACTTGCGGTTTCGCTCAGGTGTACAAATAGACACATCATTGTGCCTAGAATAAAGGCTAGTATACATACGTTCACGGTCATCCTTTGCTTCTCTGTCATCTGTGCTTTCTCCGTAAAGCATTTCCTGTAAGTACCAGCACAACAGTGTACCGGCTGCATATCCTATAGCCAAACTGGCGGGGTCAACTTGAATTATTCCCACTGTAATTCCTCCATGTTATAAAAACTTTCTACTTCACCAGCCAACGAATATTCTAGGGCTGTCATTACATCGTCGCGGATAGACTGACGATCTAACGCAGCGTCACCGCTAGGCTGTATATCCTCAATTCCAACAACACAGTGATTGTATACTTCACCGTCTACAGTTGTGATATTGTTACACTTGTAGTATTTCATTCTTCATTCCTCTCCATAGAAGTCATTGTAATCGTCAAAGATACCATAATCTTCGTCAGTACCAAAGCCAGCAGAAGCCATAGCACTATCCCAATCGCCATCCATAGACTCATCATAATCCTCGTTCCAAACTTCGTTCATTGGAATCACAACCTTTTCTCTCGTCATCTCATCAAGCATAGCAGAAAACTTTTGAGGGTCAATATCAAAGAAACCTAGTCGTGGGTTATCGTTCATTTTTCTATTCCTTATCGGTTGGACAATTCAGAACGGGCAGCAATCAAAGCAGTCTTGACGGTTTCGACTTCCTCAACTCTGGTGAAGTTTGGCAGTTTGTGTTCTGCTACTTCGATCCACACTGAAAGCAATTCAGTGGTCATCGTGTTGAAGTACTTGCGGTAATCGTTGATGCTTGGGTAAATAGTCATTTTGTTTCTCCTTACTTTCTATATCGACATTCTAGCAAACGAACTTGAGTCTGTCAACCCCCACAAACGGGGGAGACAGGATATTCTTCGGTGATTATTTCACAATGCTCACCGCAATCGTTGCAGATACCATACTCAATCTGAGCATCATCAAGATAAGCACCACAACAGTCTGAGATGTAGAGGATTTGCATTTCCATTTTTATTTCTCCTTAGTTTTCTTTTCCTTATTCCTTATATCGACATTATACAGACTTATTCTTGAATGTCAAGTAGAAAAATAATTATTTTTTGGATTTTTTTCAGTGTGCAAATTCCATGCCAAAAGTTTTTTTTCTTGTTTGGCACACCGTTTGCTACACCCCTCCAATGGGGGGTTCGCGGCGGGCCACGGCCCCCTCGGAAGGGGGGTGACATTTGTACACTACATTAGATTATATTTCCAGCGGAAACGCAACTCGTTTGCAGCACCACGGATAATGAGAAGCCATATATCTCTACTTGCCCCAGTTGCAGTATCTAGGGCAATTTGCCCATTTTTCAACCAAGCCTGAATTTCCCTAGTTTCCCAAGTCCTGAAATTGTACATTTGTTCACTCATTCTACTACCTCTTCACAATAGGGGGAATCGTCAATCGTTGCCAGAAATTCCTGCTCTTGCTCGTCAAGCCAAGCCTCATATTCAACCCGTGCCTCATATGCCTCAAGATCAGCGAAGTAGTCAAAGTCAAGTCCCATGATAATCTCCTTAGTTGGTTGCTTTTCTCTATCGTACTGTATCGGCAATCGTCTGTCAAGCCCTAAAATATTTTTTTGTCAAATTCGTTGTTTTTGTGGTAGAATCAGGCAATTCCTGCCCTTCCCTTTCCTTAGTTGCTATAAGCCCTATCTAACTCATTTTGCCAGAATCGAACAAGCAAGGGATCTTGAGAAGGCTTTTGCAGCACAGCATCTTGAGGCTGAACAGCAACTACTCGATTATTCCGTGAGAGAAAGATTCTCATCTTATTCAGGATAGTGTATCTAATTCCGTTTGCTTCAAAGTATGAGAGAAACTTAGTCATTTCTTTTCCTTTTGTTTAGTGTTTGTTTCTTATGTCCTAAGTATATATACCTAATCGTCAGTTGTCAAGTACTTTCTTGAAAAATTTTTGGATTTTTTCGTACTGCAAATATCGTGCCAAAAGTTTTTTTCTTTACCCTGCTAATAGGGGGTGCGAGGCCCATATAAAACCCCACTTTCTAGGTATGCCCAATTATAACTTACAAAATATTCTTACTATGCCCCCCTGAAAAAACGAGGGTGGTCCAAACACAATCATCAAAATTTATTTAAATGTATTACCCGATCTATACTAGTCAGCCCCGAATAGAATCAAAAATTGCTATTTTATTGTACATTGTGTATAATCTCATATAAGGAGAAACAATATGAATGATCGTAAACAATTAGATTGCCAATTGAATTGTAAAGCTACAGCAAGCTGTGACATGGCCGCAGCAGAAGAAATGAACAACGAGGATAGGCCATTGATAGATCTTTTAGGAAAACAAGATGAGAGAATTGAATCTGAAGATAACGAACCAGCTGGCGATTGAGATTGGTAAAATATCTAGATTTACTTTAGATATAGAGCTTGGTGGCGTCGAACCCTTAAAAGAGTGTAGCGAATTAATTGAATCAGCTGTAAACAATCACGCGATATGTTGCGATAAGAATAAGTTGTCATGTGTTTTTGGCGAAGATGTAGACTTCTTTTATTTAGTCCAGCTAATGGATAAAAATAAAGGCGAAGTTTTGTCAGAAGTTGGGATTGGAAACATAAGAAATAATATCTTAAACAGAGAATTCCCATTATTCTATGAATCTAAGAAGACTGGCAGGATAATGTCTTCTAGACCTAGAAACTTTTATTACTCTGATGAAACCAAATATATAGCGGTTAGTAATTACATACCAAAAACAATCAATGAATTACTACTACAGACTAACTCAGTCATAACTAGTTCAAGCTCCCCCTCTATTCCCAATTTAATCAAGATGGAACCTAATACGTTCCTAGCGAGAACGGATGGAGAAATAGCCGCCCATTCTTTTGATGCTATGTCAGAACAAACTAGGGGTTATATATGCAACTATACAAAACAACTAATCTTAAAAAGCTCTCAGTTAAACGTTAAAAAAATAAAGACCAAACAACTCGTCTTAGAGCCAACCAAACAAAAATCAGCCGACGCAAAGAAAGGCACAATTATCTACGATGATGAAAACGACAACCTTCTATTCTATGATGGTAAAAAATGGAAAATCTTCATGTGGCAGGACAGTAAATGAAAATTCCAGACAATTTAACAGAGCAAGAAGTTTTCGACACAATCAGCTTAATAGTCGATAAAATAGCTCCACGATATACTTTTCATGGCTACGAAATAGATGACATAAAACAGGAATCATTTATCATATGCTTAGACGCTCTTGATAGATATGACTGCAAGCGACCTCTTGAAAATTTCTTATCAGTACATCTTTCCAATAGACTTAAAAATTTTATTAGAGATAATCATTACTTAAAGGATAACACAGAGAAAAAGAAAATAAAATCCCCAAACTATATATCAGATGAAAACTATATAAAAGAAAATTTTGACATAGAAGAATATTTAATAAACAAAGAAATACTTCAGATTATAGATGAAGAGCTGCCTTCAAACATGAGGGAAGATTATCTGAAGATGATAAATGGTGTTTCCATCAACAAGAATAAAAAAGAAAAAATAATAAACAAGATCAAGGAAATTTTAAAAGATGCGTAAGGGCCGCATATCCAAAGACGAAGAACGTATAATATCTAGACTGGTCAATAGCATGACACCAGAGGATATTGCTAAGAAGTTAAATAGGGACACAACTTCTGTAGAAAACTTTATTAAACGCAAACTTAAAGTTGGCCTAAGCCACGAAGAAGCCGCAGCTTACTCTCTTGAAGACCGCCCCTACTGGGTTGAGCTAAAGGCCCAATTTACTGACCATGAATTAGAGCTATTCAAATATCACTGGTCCCGAATCATCTCACAGTTCAAGGATGACGTATTCCCAACAGAAGAGTTACAAGTCGTTGATGTTATTAAGCTTGAGATACTCATGAATAGATGCCTGAAGGGCAACAAGGAGAATATCGAACAAATAAACATATACGACAAGATGATAAAGGACGAACGCTCTAGAGACAAAGATCAGCAAGATCATGATTACATTATTAACCTAGAACGACAAGTTGCTTCACTAAGGGCGTCACAAGAAAGCCTCAATCGTGACTACCGAGAACTACAAGCGAAAAAAGCCAGCATGTTGCGCGAAATGAAGGGAACCCGCGAACAAAGAATCAAAAGGTTGGAAGATAGCAAGCAGAGCTTCACAAGTTGGGTTGCGTCGATGATGCAAGATCCTGAGAAGATGAAGCGTTACGGTATTGAGATGGAAAAAATGAGAATGGCGATGAAGAAGGAAGAGGAAAGATTGTCATCTTTCCATAAATATGAAGACGGAACAGTTGATCAACCATTTTTAAGTCCAGAAACAGTAAAGGATTAGTATGGACCCCGAATCACTATTTGTAATTTTACCATGTTGGTCGTTGGCGATTGGGTTTGAGTTATTGGTGGTGTTTTTTATAGTCAGGTCAACCAAATGAAAATAGAAAATCCCAAAATAATACTTCTTCACCCCGGCAAAACTGGCGGTACATCATTAGAGCATACCCTTAGAGATAAATACTTGGGTTTATCTTACAAGCTTAATGCGAAAGAACCAGATAGAAATATAATGTTTGGGTTCGATAAAAAAATAAACATATATCTTCAACACGCATGTCTTAATCTTTATAAAGCTTTTGGCGTAGATTTTAAAACATACAAGACTATATCTACTATTCGACGCCCCTATGAAAGAATACTATCCTGTTATTTTTATAACGGTAAGTCTACTAAGTTTACTTTCGATGAATTTATAACTCAAGAACTAGAGAAATGTGCTTATGTGAGCTTTGAAAAAGAATATGCTTGTAGTCATTTCGCCCCTCAGTTTTACTACACACATCTCGATGATTATGTTGTAGATCATATTATTAAGCTTGAGAATTTCAGACAAGACTCTTTAAAAGCTGGCTTAAACGTAAACTATCATTACTCTAAAACTGCTGGTACACGTAAATATAAAAACTACATGGATGCATATAACCAAAAAACAAAAGACATAGTATACTCTATTTACAAAGAAGATTTTAAACTTTACGATTATAAGCCATGAAAACCAATTTTAATTTAGCAAAATCATTTGTTTCTAGAAAAAGAAAAGAAGGACATGAATCTCTTTCTGGTCCGGGAAGCCATATTGTTAATGCTCAAAAAACTATAGAACTATTGACTTATTACATAAAAAAACTAAATATAACATCAATACTTGATTTAGGGTGTGGTGATTGGAATTGGTTTAAGGAAGTAGATTTATCTAACTGTACTTATGTAGGGTGGGACGCTTGTGAAACAATGATTAGTGACAATAAAAAATCCTATGGCTCCCATGATATTAAATTTGAAACTAAGGATATTGTTACAGAACAATACCCATATGTAGATTTAATTATTTGTAGAGATGTTTTATTCCATATGACAATCGACTTAGGTATACACGTTGTAAATAAGTGTAGATCTTCATGTAAATTTTTTTCATGCACTAGCTTCAATGATGTGAAAGATAATATTTCTCATAAAAGCGGATGGGGTTTTTACAAAATAAACACAAACATTACACCATTCAGCCTAAATGACTATTTGATAATATCAGAAAAAGAATCTAATAATAATCACTTAGGATACTCAAGATATATTAATATCTATCAATTCAAATGATTCCACAAATACTTCATCAAATATGGATAGGGCCAAACCAAATGCCTGACCACATAAAAAGATACTGCGATATTAATCGTAAAATTTTTTATGATTACGAATACAAGTTTTGGTGTAATGAAAATATTCCTGATATGCCAGATAAATGCAAGTCACAAATGGAAAGATATGGTAAAATAAATAAGTACGCCTTTCAAGCAGATATACTACGTTATTACCTACTTAATCAGTATGGCGGTATATACTTAGATGTTGATTTTTTATGCAGCAAAAGGTTTGATAATCTTATAACAAAAAGTTTTTTTTGCGTTAATCCAAATAGAAAAGCTTTCCATGTTTGTAATGGTGTATTCGCCTGCTTACCAAACAACCCTATACTTACTAAGCTATTAAATGAACTTAAAGATGAGCCATATCACGGCCCTCTTTTGTTAACAATGTATATTTCAGAATACATAGGAGTAAAATATAAAACAAACATATTGTCTCATCTTAAAGATAATCCAAATGATTACTTGGAGTGCGGACAGCCAGAAGATTTCTTTTCCGTTAAGGGCTATTGTTTTCACAATGCATTAAAAAGTTGGATAAAATGAAAAATTACGAACAAATACAAGGATGGTTTGATTACAAGAATACATTTGATTTTCTTGTTTCTAAAGTTCCAGACGGAGGAACATTTGTCGAGTGTGGAGCTTGGTTAGGAAGCAGTTCTTCTTATCTTTGCGATATTGCTGGTTCTAGAATAAATATCTATATAGTAGATACATGGAAAGGATCACCAGATGAACTTGAAACTACACATAAATTAGCAACAGTAACTGACATATATGAAATATTTTTAAACAATATGGGAGATAGAAAATTCATGCCAATACGCATGGATTCCATTGAAGCCTCTAAAACATTTGCCGATCTTTCTTGCGACGTTGTTTATATAGATATGACTCATACTTACGAGGCTGTAAAAAAAGATATAGAACATTGGCTTCCAAAAGTAAAAAATGGTGGATATATAGCTGGACACGATTATTCAACACACTTCCCCGGCGTTGTTAAAGCGGTTGATGAAAATTTCAAAGGACGTATTGAGTTTGTTAATAAAAATTCTTGGATAGTTAGGAAATAAAATGAAAGCAATAATCACAGGAATAACGGGACAGGATGGAAGCCACCTAGCAGATCTTCTTTTAGATAAAGGATATTATGTCGTTGGCGTCACTCGGCGTTGCAGTACGGACAATACACAAAGAATTAAACATATTATCAATCACGAAAGATTCAAGTTAATCGAGGGAGACATCACGGATGTAAGTAGTGTAATTAATATATTCAAAGATAACGAAGACGTTGATGAAGTCTACAATCTAGCGGCACAGTCGCATGTGGCAACCTCTTTTAAGCAACCAGCACTTACATGGGATATTACTGGAAAAGGCTGTCTAAACTTATTACAGAGCCTTGTAGACCTAAATATGCGACACGTTAAGTTTTATCAAGCCTCTTCTAGCGAAATGTTTGGAAGCTCTTATGATTTGGACAAAATGGGAAATAAATACCAAAACGAAAACACTAAGTTCATGCCACAGTCACCATACGCGATTTCTAAGTGCGCCGCTCATTATGCCGTTAGTTTGTATCGCGGTGGTTATGATTTACACGCTAGCTCTGGCATACTATTTAATCACGAAGGTCCACGTAGGGGCGCAAACTTTGTTACGCAAAAAATTATCAAATGGATAGCCGATTTTATTCATTGGAGGAATTCTTATGAAAATCCAATATTATTTTTTAGCGACGATTACATTAGTATAAATAACGATAAGTTCCCAAAACTAAGACTCGGAAACCTAGAAGCTTACAGGGACTGGGGATATGCTGGTGATTATGTAGAAGCAATGTGGCTTATGCTACAGCAAGAACACCCAGAAGATTATGTTGTATGCACAGGAGAAACTCACACCATAGCAGAGTTTTTAAACATAGCTTTCTATACTGCTGGAATAACAGACTATAGAAATTTATATGTAATAGATCAAGAATTTTACAGGCCATCGGAAGTAGACTATTTAAAAGGAGATTGTTCAAAAGCCAAAAATAAACTGGGCTGGCAACCCAAGACCAACTTGGAGGGGTTAATAAAACTTATGTTGGATGCGCAACTATAAACTATTTGTAGACTTTTTTGATGTTTACGAAGAATTAATGAGATTTAATTTGTATGAGTTTCATAGCCCATTTGCCATACTCTTTATAGAGGCTTCTGACCCCGACGATGCCTGCGAAATAGCTATGCAAAGACTTATGAGATTAATTACCAAACAAGATAATTCGATTCAAACACGTATAATTTGTAGGAAAATAAGAAGATACTTCAGAATAGATAAAGTATATGCATTATGAGAAGAGACTATAACGATCCAGAATATAAGAAATTTAGAATATCTGTACTTAATAGAGATAGATTTAAGTGCCAGATGCCTAACTGCAAGAGTAGAAAAAACTTAAACGTTCATCACATACAAAAATGGTCTAGCGCGTCTTCTCTTCGATATGAGCCTTCAAACGGAATCACTTTGTGCAACCACTGTCATAAATCTATAACTGGAAAAGAATCCCATTACGAAAATTTATTCAGAGAGATTATTAATGGCAAAATATAAACAAGCTCCAGACTTTACGGTTATTAAAGACACTAGAGAGCAAGATGGATATTATTTCAGCAAGTTTAATACTTGTGCTGGAATGATAGAACACAAGCTAGACACTGGAGACTATACAATTGAAGGACTAGAAGACAAGATATGTATAGAGCGTAAAGGTTGCGTAGAAGAATTAGCTATTAATTTAGGACAAAAGAAATACGCTTTCTTAAATGAAATAGACAGGATGGAGCCATTCCCTCATAAATATCTTGTTCTTGAATTCTCATTAGAAGATTTGATAAAATTTCCCAAAGACACTAGGATACCAGTAAAGAACAAGGCTTCGTTAAAAATAACTGGTAAGTATATGTTAAAGTGCCTAATAGAATTTGAGTTATACAATGACGTACACGTACTCTTCTGCGGAGACAAACATACAGCATTCCTTGCTGTTAGCAGCATTTTCAAGCGAATTAACGAAATGTATACTATCGGGAGAAAGACATAAGATGAACAACAATGACAAAGATCTCCTATACGATTTGCACAATTATGGCGCTAACCTAGACACAAGAGAAATATTTTTACACAACTATTACACTTCTGGAGACGATGAAAATCCGGGAGTTGAGTACAAAATGTCTAATACTTTCTTAAAGAATATAAGGGCTTTAGAATTAAAATCAGACAAACCAATTGTCATTCATATGCAGAGCGTTGGAGGCGAGTGGTCTGATGGTATGGCTATTTATGATGCTATAACTATGTCTAAGTGTCACGTAACTATTGTTGCATACGGGCAAGCAGAATCCATGAGTAGTATTATATTTCAAGCGGCAGATTCTAGACTAATAACACCAAATACTTATTTTATGTCTCACTACGGCAGCAGTGCTGCTGGAGGCCATTATCTCAATGTCCAAAATTGGATTAAATACGAAAAGTATATATGCGATATCATGCTAGACATATACGCTTCACAGTGTGTAAACGGCCAATACTTCTTAGAAAAATATGGAAAGGGTTGTACTTCTAAAGTAAAGAACTTTTTAAATACGAAGCTAAAATCTGGAGATTGGTATATTAACGCAGAAGATGCTGTTTACTACGGATTTGCAGACAGGGTTATAAATTCATGGCAACAAATAAAATAAAAAACATCGATGAAGCTTGGCTAGGTCTTGATAATATTGATATAGACCTATTCAATCCTATGTCGTTCGTAGATCCAACCTCAGACGATTTTACGCACCGTCTGTCTTATCTTATGACTAGGCCAGAATATTTATCGTTTATATCCAAGCACATACTTAACGTACAGCTACTTCCCTCTCAGTCGCTTTTCTTAAAGGAGCTTTGGCTCAGAAAGTTTCCTATGCTCATTGCTAGTCGAGGCTTCGGTAAATCATTCATGCTTTCACTCTATGCTGTGCTTAGGGCGCTCATATTGCCCCGCAGAAAGGTAGTTGTGGTCGGAGCAGCATTCAGACAGTCTAAGGTTCTTTTTGAGTATATGGAGACGATATGGAGAAATTCTCCAATGTTAAGAGATATATGCGATGGAGATAGTGGCCCACGTAGAGATACTGATAGATGCACCCTACGGTTAAACGACAGCACTGTTACTTGCCTTCCGCTTGGCGATGGGCAGAAAATCAGAGGTCAGAGAGCAAACGATATCATTGCTGATGAATTTGCCTCTATACCAAGAGAGATTTTCGAAAATGTTGTTGCTGGTTTTGCCGCTGTTAGTGCAGATCCCGTCGAAAACGTAAAGCGGTTAGCTGCCCAAAAAAAAGCAAACGAACTTGGCATTCAACTTGAAATAGAAGAAAAAGAGGTAAAGAAAGATAATCAAATTATTCTTTCTGGCACTGCTTACTATGACTTTAACCATTTCGCTACTTATTGGAAAAAATGGAAATCAATCATAAAAAGTCAAGGCGACCCATCTAGACTTCGTGAAATATTTGGAGAAGATCCACCAGAAAGTTTTGATTGGACCCAATACTCGATTATACGTATGCCGTATGAGCTTTTACCTAAAGGTTTTATGGATGCTGATCAGGTAGCAAGATCAAAGGCTACTGTTCACGCTGGTATTTACCAGATGGAGTATGGAGCTTGCTTTACAAGAGACTCACAAGGATTCTTTAAACGTTCGCTCATAGAGTCTTGTGTGGTTACAGAGGATGGATCTATCAAAAATAAAAATAATGACCCAATATTCTTTGAAGCAAGCCTCATGGGCGATAAAGATAAACGCTATATATTTGGCGTTGACCCAGCTTCCGAAGTAGATAATTTTAGCATTGTTGTTCTAGAAATTAGTCTTGATCATAGAAGAATAGTTCACTGTTGGACAACCACGCGATCAGAACACAAAGAAAAAGTAAAAAGAGGTTACTCAACAGAAACTGACTTCTATGCGTATTGTGCTAGAAAAATTAGAGACTTAATGAAGCTGTTCCCATGCGTTCACATAGCTATGGATGCTCAAGGTGGCGGCGTTGCCGTTATGGAGTCATTACATGATAATGATAAAATTAAAGATGGAGAAGTTGCAATATGGCCAACCATAGATGATGATAAGCCCAAAGACACAGACGGCGAAAGAGGCTTACATATACTAGAGATGTGCCAGTTTGCCAAATATGACTGGCTAGCTGAAGCAAATCATGGAATGAGAAAAGACTTTGAGGATAAAGTTTTATTATTTCCCCATTTCGACACAGTAAGTTTAGCAATCTCAGAACAAGAAGATTCAATCAAAAACAGAATGTTTGACACACTAGAGGAGTGCGTCCTAGACATAGAAGAACTAAAGGACGAACTGTCAATGATACAAATGACTCAAACATCTGCTGGTCGTGACAGATGGGATACGCCAGAAGTGATCGTAGGAACTGGTAAAAAAAGCAAAATGAGAAAAGATAGATATTCTGCATTGTTAATGGCAAACATGGCCGCTAGAATATTGCATAGAACTCCTACGCAGGCAGATTATGAATTTTATGGTGGATTTGCTACTGGTGGTTATAAAAAAGCAGATAATAACCAAAATATGTACACTGGTCCAAGTTGGTTCTCAGATCAGATGAAAGATGTGTATTAATAAATATGCAATGCGATTACATTTCAATTGAGGTAAAAAATGAGTGAAGATATGCTAACTTGGCGAGAAGAAGACGAAAACAGCAAAGCTAATGCTATGTCTCAGTTTTCGAAAAACGTAGATTCTTATAGTGGCTTAAGCAAATCTCAGGGTAGTACTTATCGTCATTTTATAGATATTGAGCCTAACCGCTCTGTTCGCCCCGGTTTTCACTCTAGTGATTATTATGCTTTTAGACCAGAAGAGGCTGTCCCGCAGCAGCAACGTCGTGTTATAAAAATGTGTATGGATGCTTATGATAAAGTTGGTATCATTCGCAATATAATTGACTTAATGGGTGATTTTGGAAGTCAAGGGATTCAAATTGTACACAGAGATAAATCTGTCGAAAAGTTTTATCAACAATGGTTTAGAAGTGTTAACGGTAAAGAGAGATCTGAAAGATTTCTTAATAATCTATACAAAACCGGCAATGTTATTATTTATAGAAGCTACGCCAATATTACTCCTAAATTGAAGCAGTATATGAAGGCTTTGTCTTCTGACATCAAGGTAGAGATACCTTCTTCTACAAAAGAAGAAATTCCGTGGAGGTATAATTTCTTTAATCCATTAACTGTTAAAATGAAAGACGGAAACCTTTCTTTGTTTATGGGATTACAGAATTACACAATAACTACTAACTCATTTTTTGATAAGTTCAGAGCTGGTGACATACCAAATCATGTGCTAGAGACGTTACCTCCAACAATCAAACAAAGCTTAATCAGGGGCGACAAAGACATACCATTAGATCAAGAACGTCTAAGTGTTTTTTATTACAAAAAAGACGATTGGAGACAGTGGGCTAACCCTATGATATACGCCATTCTAGACGATATTATTATGCTAGAAAAAATGCGTCTTGCTGATATGTCTGCGCTTGATGGTGCAATATCAAATATTAGGCTCTGGACTTTGGGCAGCTTAGATCATAAAATTTTACCAAATAAAGCTGCTATAAATAAACTTAGAGACATTCTTGCCAGTAATGTTGGTGGTGGCACTATGGAACTCGTATGGGGTCCAGAGTTGTCATTTCAGGAATCAAGTAGCGAAGTTTATAAGTTCCTTGGTTCTGAAAAGTATACCTCTGTTTTGAATAGTATCTATGCTGGACTCGGTGTACCGCCAACACTTACTGGTATGGCCACAAATGGTGGTGGATTTACTAACAATTTCATATCTCTAAAAACACTTTTGGAAAGATTACAGTATGGAAGAGATCAACTTTTACGCTTCTGGGAAAAGGAATTGGAATTAGTCAGACAAGCTATGGGATTCAGATATAAAGCTCATATACAATTTGATCAAATGACCCTATCAGACGAAGCTGCCGAAAAGAATCTTCTCATACAACTTGCTGATCGTGATATTATTAGTCACGAAACACTTCTTGAGAGATTCAAAGAAATTCCTCAGATTGAAAATATCAGAATTAAAAGAGAACTCGACAAGAGAGAAAACTCTGGCCCACCAAAAGCTAGTCCTTACCATAATCCAAATCATCAGCAAGATATGGAAAAAATGGATAAGCAAGGACAAATTAATCTAAGGCAGGAAAAACAAAAACAAAAAAATACACCAAGCCAAAACACCAATACGGACATCAAGCCTAAAGGAAGGCCGTTTAATTCTCAAGACTCTGTACCAAGAAAACAAAGAAGCGAAAAGCCAAAATCTACACCCGGAGTTGCTGAACTGTTAGTTTGGTCTGATAATGCTTGGGATAAAATATCAAGTGTTGTTAATAATGCTTATTTGAACTCTTTGTCAAAGAAAAACTTGAGGCAATTAACAAAAGCTCAATTTAAGGATTTAGAGACTATTAAGCTAGATGTTTTCACGAATTTACCGATACTTGAAGAAGTCACAGATAAAGCCATTTGTAATATATTAAAAGCTAATGTGTCAACGCCAGAAACCTTTAAAACACTTCTCAATGAAAATAATATTTCAATATCAAACATGCCAGTCGATTTATTTAGAAAGCATGTCGTAGCCATTTTTGTTGCTGAAAAAGTCCAATAATTGTCAAAAATTTTTTATCTTGTGTATAGTAATCTTGAGAGGTATACTACATGAAAATTTATGAAAAAGAAATAGAAGACGGTGTGTCTGATCTTGTAAAAGCTCAGTCTAGCGTTGCGTATTGTTCTCAAGCTCTTCTTTATAAAGATTCTGGTAATGATTCTTTGAATAGAACCGCAAGAAAGATTTTAGCATCTAGCGCAAATCCGCAGCAAATTGATCTATATTACATAACTTCTGTTTTAGTGTCTACTGGCTGGAATAAGAATGATGATGTTTTTGAAGCTTCTCAAACTTGGGCCGCACGAAACACTCCAGAAGATAAACAGTTTAACTTCATGCACAATGAAAATGATATAATCGGTCATATCACTGGAAGCTATATTGTTGACAAAGAGGGCAATAGAATAGAATCTCAAGAAGCTCCTGATGAATTTGATATAATCACAGAAGCTGTTTTGTATAATAGTTGGACGAACGAAGAAAATAGAGACAGAATGAAGCAAATTATTGCTGAAATTGAAGAAGGCAAATGGTTTGTTTCTATGGAGTGTCTTTTTGCCGGTTTTGATTATTCTTTGTTAGACCAAAATGGTTCAGCCAAAGCACTAGAAAGAAATCAAGATTCAGCATTTTTAACCAAGCATTTAAGAGCATATGGCGGCACTGGCGAGTACGAGGGATACAAGGTTGGAAGATTATTAAGGGATATTTCTTTTTCTGGCAAAGGTCTTGTATCCAAGCCAGCTAACCCGAGGAGTATTATTCTTGATTCCAGTAGAGCTTATTCCCTAAACGATATAACTTTAACTACTTTTTCACAAGGAGAAGATATTATGGCAGATAATAGTCTTTTAGAGAAGCAGCTTGCTGATATTCAGTCTGAGTTAGCTTCTGCTAAAGAAGAAAATAAAGCTCTTCGCGCTGAAATTGCCGAAGCTGCATCAAAAGAAACGCTAGAGTCAATTGCTAAACTTGAAGCCACACTTGGCGAAAAGGAAGAAGCAATTAAAGCTCTAGAAGCTTCATTGGCCGAAAAGGAAACTTCTGTCACTGAACTTCAAGAATCAATCGCTAAGAGCGAAGAAGAAATGAAGGACAAGATGGAAGAACTTAATAAGATGAAGAAGGAAAAGAAGATGGAAGCCCGAAAGGCTGCTCTTCTTGAACTTGGTTTTGAAGCCGAAGAAGCTGAAGAATCAATTGCTTCTTACGAATCATTTGACGATGCAACTTTCGAAGCCATCATCGCAGCAATGACTAAGATGGATAAGAAAAAAGCAGCCGTCAAGAAAGACGAAGAAGACAAGGAAAAAGCTGCTATGCCCAAGAAAAACATGGCTGAAGAAGTAGAAGCTGAAGAAGCTGAAGCTGAAGCCGAAGCTGAAGAAGCATTAGCTGAAGTAGAAACAACTGAAGCAACGCTAGTCGATGCTTCAGACGAAACTGACGAATTACAGGCCACCAGAGCGAGTGTCGCAGAGTGGCTTGAAACCAACGTATTACGCAAGTAAAAACAAGGAGAATAAATTATGGCTCTAAAATCAGATAGATTTGAACTTCAGACAGATATTAGTTTCTTCTACAATGAAGGAATTGCGACTCGCGGTGGCGTAGTCTGTCATGATACCGCTGGTACTGGTGCTGCTATGGATCAGGGAGTAAACCTTGTGAAGTATGTTGCACAAGATGGCGATCAGGTTCCTGTTGGCATCCTTCTGAACGATGTTGTTAACAAGGATCTTACTCGTACTCATCTTAATCAGCACAAGGACGAAGTGCAAAAGGGTGGCAAGGTCACTGTGCTTCGTAAAGGCTATGTCGTTACTGACATGATTGACTCTGTGCAGGATGTTGAAGCTGGCTCTGGCGTTTACGCTAGCGCAACAGCTGGCAAACTTAGCATGGCTGTTTCTGGTCCTGTCATTGGCAGATTCCTCAGTAATGTAGATGCTGACGGCTATGCCAAAGTAGAAGTTAACCTTCCCTGAACAAACAAATAAAAGGAGAAAATTAATATGCCTATTACAGAAAGACCTAGTGATGAATTTATCAGTCTCCTCCGTAAGTCCGGGGATGCTGATATCAATGTAGCTCAGGCTGCACAGCGTGAATTCGCAAAAGCTCTTGAGCTTCCTCTTCGTAAGGGTGTTCTAGTTGGGAACATTCTTGGTAATATCTTTGAAACCATCAATGTAGAAGCTGGTTCAACTACTGAATTTCCTCTTGACCTAATCAGCCCCGGCCTTGAGGGTGAGCATGTTGCTTACACCAATCCCGGTCACGGTAGAATTCCAGAGCGTTCGGTTGAAGGCGACTACGTGATGATTCCAACATACAGCATCGCTTCATCCGTAGATTATCTTCTACGTTATGCTCGGGAAGCACGTTGGGATATCGTTGGTCGCGCCATGCAAGTCATGGAAGCTGGCTTTGTGAAGAAGATGAATGATGACGGATGGCACACGCTCCTTGCAGCTGGCGTTGACCGTAACATTCTTGTTTATGATGGTGATGCTACTCGCGGCTTATTCAGCAAACGATTAGTATCTCTCATGCAGACGGTTATGCGTAGAAATTCTGGTGGCAATAGCGCTTCTGTTGGTCGCGGTCGCCTCACAGACCTTTATGTTTCACCAGAAGCTCTTGAGGATATCCGTAACTGGGGATTAGATCAGGTTGACGAGGTTACTCGTCGTGAGATCTACACATCACCAGAGGGTGGCGCTCCACTTACAAGAATTTTTGGTGTTAATGTTCATGATCTTGATGAGCTAGGCGAAGGCCAAGAGTACCAGAGCTTCTTTGCTGATGATCTCGGTGGTTCACTAACTGGCATCAGCGACGATGAGATTGTCGTTGGTCTAGATCAGTCATCAAATGATAGCTTTGTTATGCCAGTCAAGGAACAGCTTCAAGTCTTTGAAGACCCCACTCTTCATCGTCAGCAGAGAGCTGGTTACTATGGTTGGGCAGAGCTTGGCTTTGGCGTTCTAGACAACAGACGGGTCATTCTTGGCTCATTCTAAGCTTTCTAGATCGTAGCTCTTTCATAAAAGCCACCTTCTCTTGTGGGGGGTGGCTTTTTTTGGTGTATACTAAGGTATGGGTTCTGCTAGGATCAAACACGGGAGAAGAATATGGCTGCTTTATCAGATTATCTAGAATCTGGAATTTTGAATCATTTATTTAGAACAAATCCATTTGAAAAACCATCTAATATTTCAATAGCTTTAACTAGTTCTGTAGCAAAAGAAAACGATACAGGAAGTACTATTCCAGAACTTCCAGAAAATGTAGTTATTGGCGTAACTACTTTTAATACAAATTACTCAAGAGTTGATCTTGGTAGTCCTAGTCAAGATGGAAATTCTAAGTGGAATGCCGTAGGACATGATACGTCTACTGCATTTTCTGTTTACACACAAGACGTTGAAGAGGATAATTTCTTTTATCCCTTGTACTTGTCTGAAACTGTCGCTACCAGTCAGGACACTAACACTCAAGCCAAATCATCGCTAGAATATACTTTCTCTGAGCATCCGGGAATTTCATTTTTTGGACCCTTATCGGTAACTACCAGTGGGTCTGTTGATCCGGGATTAGACAGCTATGAAGGAAATGGATTCATAAAAAATAATCAACAGATTGTTTTTAATACAGCAACAACTGATTGGGGTTGGGTTTCAGGTGTTGCAATACTTGATAGCTCTGATCATCAGGGGGGCAATTTGTTAATGTATGCTGCGCTTAATAATCCACGATATGTTTACACTGGAGATAACATTAAATTTGATATAAACGCATTAGAAATCAATCTTAACTAATTCAAGGATAAGGTATAATGCTTCTAAGTAAATATCAGCTAGTTAATAATATTTCAAACGAACTATCAGACAATGCAACACAATCCATCACGCCTTACCATGTTCGTCATAATTTAATCGATATTATTGACTCCATCTCGGAACTTATCAAAAACGAAGATATTGATAGTGCTAATTTTAAGACTATAGTTTCCAGAACATCTGCTTTTGGAGAAAAGTCTTTAGAAAGAACTCATCTACCAAACCATTCTACTGAAGATAATTCTGCTTTTGGTTTTTCTTCTTTGAGAATTAATTTTGATGGCAAAAGGAACACCTCCGTTGGCTCCTATTCTCTTCAAAGTAATAGCTCTGGTTCAGACAACGTAGCCATTGGTTTTCAATCTTTAGCTGGAAATGTAACTGGTTCTTGTAATGTTGGTATTGGTAACTACTCTTTACTTTCTGGCAGGACTGGCAGTTTCAATATAGCTATCGGTCATGGTGCTGGATATTACGTTGACAAACAAGATGACTACAAGTTTTACCTTGGCTCATCGCCCGCTAATGATTCGACAATCTGCACCGATACTAGTGGTGATAATGTTACTCCTCTTTTAAAAGGTGATCTATTACACAATATACTTGGTATAAATACCAAGATTATTACTGAAGATGCCGTACTACATGTTGGCGGCAATGCGATTCCATCTACTGACTCTGTTTTTAATCTTGGTTCAGAAAATCTCACTTGGAACAAACTATATTCAAATAATATTTACTTATCGAGTACGGAAAAATTTTCTAAGACACCTGACTCAGTTTCTTTTAATTTTCCTCTCATTCCTGAATCAGACAACGTATATGATTTTGGTTCTTCATCAAATAGAATTAGATCTTTATACGCTTATGATATCATTATCGATAATTCAGCAACAATAAATTCCGCTCAGTTCATATATAGCTCTCATTACATAAACAAGACTTTAAATCTAGCATCTAAACCAGAAGAAATATTTTTTGATGGCGGTGGACCATATTCTCTCTATGATTATGCCTTAGAACAAAGTTCTAATCTTACTCAGCCATATTTAACTAAAGATCAGGTAAACGGCGCTGGATTTTCTGTCTATGTTGATGATCCAGAAGATACAGACTATCACATAGTTTTAGATACTCAGTCAACAGATTCGTCTTTCTGGAAATCTAACATTAGTATTGAGGTGGATGAATCTGCACACATTGGAACCAGCAAAATAAATTCACTTCCAGAGTTTGATATCTATCTTAAATCTGGAGAAATCAATAATGTACTATCTCTGAAAGATAACTATTTATATTTTGGAGACAAGAATTTTCTAGAAAACAATAGCTTAGGCTTTGGTAACTACAACTTTGTTTCTGATGATAATACCGGTGAATTTATAACATCTTTCTTAGTCACAACTTCAGACTCATCAAAAATAGCTCAAAGATTTTTCAGTAACGCAAATGGAAACGAAGATATATCTTATGGAAGACTTTACGAAGGATTTGAACTTGAGTATGAAAACACTCTACCTTCTACCGTCTCTCCTGAAGATCCAACAATAATTCCGGGAAGAACATGCTTCTCAATAAAATCATTTTCTCAATCTTCTAACCAGATACAGTCTGGCAACTCAGAACGTATACCAATTAATCAACTGGTAATTAATAGAGATAGTTCTTCAAAAATATTTGCCATAACTGATGTAAATAACTATTCACCTGAATACACAGGGGATTTTAACACATCAGAAGACTGTACTATTAGGATTAATTCTAGGGGAAACAATAAAGTTTCCAAAATATTATTAGAAACGAACAATAGAGGTGATGCTCAAATTGTTTGCGACAATGCTTTAGAATTCTCTTATAGTGGCGTTAAATCCGCTAGTTTTAATGACCAGAGTTTTGATCTTTTTAACAGCACTAGTGGCACACATAACTTCATGATCAATATGGGCGATTATTATCGCCAAGATGTATCCATCGGGATGAGGCATGTTGCTGAAGATCCCGTCGCCGCATCTGGTTATGGAGCAATTTATGTAAACGCAAAAGCCGGTGGAGAACTGCAATCCTCTACACTTATGTTCATAGATTCTTCTGGCAATAAGTTTGATCTAGTCCGCTCTCCGTCTAACTCTATTGATGGATTTCTTTTTATTGATGATGATAATACATTTGGTGGCTTAAATTCGTTTGATAACAAGTCTGACGTTCAGTGTGAACACAATACCGGCGTTGGCTTTGAATCCTCAAAGGATATTACTACTGGCTCCAAAAATACGCTATACGGATCTCAGGCTGGCAAAGCTTTAACAACAGGCTCTAATAATCTAGCTATAGGGTATGGATCTTTAAATAAAAGTACCACGAATAGCTATAATATTTGCTTCGGTACAGACAGTCTGGGTTCTAATATTAATTCTGATTATAATTTCCTGTTAGGCATTAAGGACGATTTGGTTTTAATGAGCGGGGTGCTAGGTCCAAATAATGCCAACAAGTTTTTACAGTTACCAAACGACGGCAAGCTCATTGTTTCCAATGAAAGTAATACCGAATCAGTTTCCATTACTTCTAATTCTATAGAAATTGTAGATAGGGGTGGCGCAGATTTACCCGAGTCTGATTTTAACTTTACTTTCACCGGTAACAATTCTTCAACGTTGCTTGTTCTAAATCATTCTGAACCAAGAATTATTAAAGATCATTTTTATGCAAACAAAAATCAGCCTTTCGCAGAATTAAAAGGCGACTTAAAAATACTTGGCTCTGTTTTGTTTAGCGACGGATCTGAATTATCTTCATCAACTTCTATTGATGAAATATCAACAATTAGCAACAAAGTTACAGATAATGAAAATAAAATAGCATCTATTTTCGTGGAAGGATTTGCTATTGATGACATAGATAAACCATCTAGCTATAACAATCCATCTATTGCAAACATACGTACACCAGATGGAAATGTGGTACAAATTCACCACCGAGACACTTCTCTTGTTATCAAAAAAGACGCCTATGTAATTGCTGCTAAAATCAATTCAGAATATAGACCAATAAGGATTAGTAAAGAAGAATCTTTGACTTTCTGCGGATAATTTTAAAAAAAGGAAACAGAGGCTTTATGCTCTGGTTGAACCATGTTCGTTTTATCCGACAGAGTAAAACAAAATTCTATTTCTGAAGGTTTTGGCGATGTTGTTTTTCAAAACTCATTCGCTAGCTTTCAAACTTTTTCTGAAGCCATAGGTGATGGTAATTCAACCTATTACACCATAGAGAATTATGAAAATTTTGAAATAGGCATAGGAACTTACCACGCATCTACTAACAGTTTATCCAGAGATGCAGTATTATTAAGCAGTAATAATAACAATAAGATAAATCTCAGAGATGTTTCTAATGTATTTTGCACATATCCAGCAAAAGCTGCATTCCTGCTTAATCAGTCTGGATACGCAACTAGTTTAGAGAGTGGATATCAAGGAATTAAATTTCCTGATGGAACAATACAAAGAACTGCTGCCACTTCTAGTAACTTTTCAAGAGCTAGATCATACAAAACAATTTCTTCAGATTACTCACTTTTCCCCGATGATGACTTTATACTAATAGATACATCTTCGGGAGATGTACATATTACTCTACCAGAAGCATCTAGCTCAGAAGGATTTACTATTACCTTTAAAAAAATACTTGGAAACAATAAATGTATTATATATCCACATCTTGGACAATCAATAGATTCTTCTAATTCAATCGAAATTCAATTCTTAAATGTTTCACTTTCCACTTTTTCAAATGGCTCAAATTGGTACATAGTATAGTGTATAATACTATGTATATCACACACACCCTAACGGAGAAAAAAAATGTCATATCATCCAAGCCAAACAGATGTTCATAACGGCACTTCTGGTGGACATATACCAAGCGGAATTGTTTATTTTGGGCATAATAGATCTGACCAAGTTTATGAAGCCAACGCTGGCTTTACAATTGATGGAACTTACCTGAACGCTTCTAAAGTTCGCTTATCTGATAGCGGTGGCACAATTGGTAGCATGACTACACCGGGAGCAATTACTATTGCTGCAAATGGTGATGTTAGTCTAGTCGGGGATTTAACAATTGCTGGCACAACAACTACTGTTAGTACGTCTAACTTAACTGTAGAAAACCCATTAATATTTTTGGCTAGTGGAAATAGCGCTAACATAAACGATATTGGGTTTTATGGTGTTTATAACGATGGTGTCAACGATGAATATGCCGGTCTTTTTAGAGACGCTACAGACAGCAAGTTTAGGCTCTTCCATTCTTTAGAAGATGAGCCAACGACAACTATAAACACTGCTGGAACTGGCTATACGAAAGGCATATTAGTTGCTGATTTAGAGGGTAATGCTGACACCGCAACGACTCTTGAAAATGGAAGATATATTGGCGTTTCAGACCAATTGACTGGCAGCGGCTATTTTGATGGTAGTCAAGATGTAGTTTTTGATGCTCAACTTACTGCTGATGCTATTAATGATCAAACAGAAGCTTCTGTGCTAAATGCATCTGATTATTTCCTTATTGCTAACGGCGCTAGCTTAAGAAAGTTATCTGCATCTAATCTTGGCTCAATGAGTAACTTCATTATTAGAGATGAAGATGGTTCTGAAGTTCAAGTTGATGATGGTGAGTACATACAATTCTCTGGCGGCGCTGGCATCTATATTGATTTAACTGATACCGATGGCGGTACAACCGCAGACCCATATGATCTTACAATTAATCTAAAAATTGATGAATTATCAACTGCTAATATTGCTACTGATGATTCATTCCTAATTCTTGATTCTGATGGCTCTACTCATCAAAGATCAACTGTAAATAATTTGGGATCATATCTTGCTGGAACCAATCTAACTGCTAACGCCGATGGTGTTATTGGTATTGCTGATTCTGTTATTGAAGGAATAGTATTTACTGATGCTAACTTTGATGATAGTGATACCCTTGATTTCACTGTAACTACTGGAGAAAAAGTAACCGCTGTAGTAAAAAATAGTAGCATAACAGAAGAAAAAAGAAGCAGAACTGTTGAAACTGTTGACTCAGCTTCAGTAACAAGTAAAACTGCCGAAAAAGATATAACATTAGTAGATGCCACTTCCGCTAGTGTTACAATTTCTTTGCCAGAAATTACTGGGTTAAATCCACATACTGGCAGAGTCATGATTGTAAAAAGAAAAGATTCAGCTTCTAATGACGTTGTAATTACTAGAAGCGGAACGTCTAATACGATTGATGGCTCAACTCATTGGCAGCTTTATTACAAAAATGAAACCTTAACTTTTGTTAGCGATGGTTCAAATTGGTATATAATCTAGTATGTATAGCATAACTTTACAAAACGCTGGTGGTGACAATGTTATTACTAGCGGCGATATTTTAGGTAGAATTAATTTTGCTGTGCCGTCAGAATCTGATGGCGCAGCATCTACCTATATCGCATCGCAAATTTATTCTCAGGCAGAAGGATCTTTTACAGGATCTTCAAATCCAGCCGGTTTAGTACTGGCTACATCTTCTTCTGATTCCGCTCCAGCATCTGGCAGACTTACAGTTTCTTCAGATGGGCATTTCTTGCCTCTTGTTAGTGGGCAGTATGACCTTGGATCATCGTCCAATCCATTTAGAAATCTTTATGTAGACAATTTTTCAATTGGAAATATAGAGGAAAGCGATCCTACCGTTAGCGGCTATATTAAATCTATAACACAAAATCAAATTCAAAACTGGGATATTGCGTATAGCGGCGTTTCTTCTTCTGGATCTTTCTGGACTCAGGCTTATAACTGGGGTGATCATAACGAAGCAGGATATATTACCAATGAAACACTAACATCATTATCTGGAAACAGTGTAACCCAAGAATTAATTTATATTGATGAATCTGGAGTTTCTAATAGTATTGATTTAAGTTGGTCTATGGATGACACTAATTTAGCTAGACTAGTTAGTGGATCTGTTGATAGCTCAGGTATAGCTACTTTTACTAGAGACGATGGAACAACATTTGCTGTAGATTTTAGCTCTTTATTTGATGATACTAATTTGTCAAGAATTACTAGTGCTAATTTTGACAATAATAGTGGAATTTTAACACTCACCAGAAATGATAACAGCACAGTATCAACTAGCTTAGAAGGTAGGTATCTAACAGAGCATCCTTTAATTTCAGCATCCCAATCTTCTGACAATAGTGGAAGAACATATATACAAGATTTATTTCTTGATGGATACGGTCATGTAACTGGTATATCAACGTCTACTGAGACAGTAATTGACAATGATACATATATTACTAGTGGCACTTTTAATCAAAACAATAGTGGCATATTGACTTTGTTAAGAAATGATGATTTTATAATAGATATTGATTTAGATGGAAGATATTTGCAGTCGTTTACTGAACAAGACCCAACAGTAAGTGGATATATTAAGTCTATAACACAGAATGAAATTCAAAGCTGGAACAGTGCGTATACTGATGTTTCTTCTTCCGGTTCTTTCTGGACTCAGGCTTATAATTGGGGCGATCACTCTGGATACCATATTCCAGTTTCATCAGCTACCTCTTCTAATAATTCTGGACGTACTTACGTACAAAGCATTTTACTTGATTCGTATGGTCACGTTTCAGGAATAACTACTGCAACAGAAACTGTTGTTGATACAGATACTACATATACTGATGGCTCTGGCTTGTCTCTTGTTGGCACTACTTTTCATGCCAACGTAGATAGCACCATTCAGTCTGTTTCTCCAAACGTTGTTAGCAGCACAGCTAATAGAACGTATGCAATTCAGGTTGATAGTAATGATGATCTTGTTGTTAATGTTCCTTGGACAGACATAGACACAACAATACCGCTCTCAGGCAATTTAAGTGGAGACATTAATCTCAATAGCTTTGATATTGTAGGAACCGGGAATATTACAGTAAACGGGGATGTTGTTGTTGGTAGCGGTCATTTTGATGCCCTAAATATTAACGGCCAATATACTTTCCCGACCGGCATTGGTAATGTTGGGGATAGCCTTGTTTACGCTGGATCAAACCAAGTAGCTTGGAGTGGCGTGTCCGTGTCTTTATCCGGCCAGCTAGATGGCAACTTAGACCTTAACGGTTACGACATAGTTGGTACTGGTAACATTACAATAGATGGAGATGTTCAAGCCAACCAATTTATTGGTAATTTAAGAGGCGCTATATATTTTACAGCCAAAGCTGGCGAAGCATTAACTAAGGGCGACGTAGTTTATATATCTGGCATATCAGGCAATAAAACCGTTGTTTCTAAAGCAGACGCTAATGACTCTTCTAAAATGCCAGCTTTTGGAATAGCCGCTGAAACTGTAAACAATAACGCAAATGTAAATATTATTACTTTTGGTTCGCTTTACAACATAGATACAGATACTCCAGATTGGGATGAGGGAGACGAACTTTATGTTAGTAATACTGCTGGCGTACTAACTAAAACTGCTCCTACTGGCGAGTCTTCGCAAATACAAAAAATCGCTAAAGTAACAAGAAGAGACAATTCTGCTGGCTCTATAAAAGTCATGGGCGCTGGTCGTACCAATGCTACCCCTAACTTAAATGAGGGCAGATTGTTTGTAGGTAATTCAAGTAATCAAGCAGTTGCAGATGGTACTATTCATGTGGATATATCTAATAGTAGGGTTGGTATAGGGACGGCTACACCATCTACAAAACTGAACGTTGAGAACGGTGATGTAGTATTTAATGATTTAGGTGGAAACTATGACTTTAGGGTAGGGGGAGACGGAGAAACACATCTATTCCAAACAGACGCAAGCCAGAAAACTGTTGGCATAGGACAAAGTGATCCAACTTATAAACTATTTGTTAAAACATCAAACTCTAATCTCGATGAAGATGGATTATTTATTAGGGGTGTTGGTGTTGATCCCGCTGTAATGTTTATGGGGCAAGACACTAACGAATCGTACATTACAGCAAAAAATAATGGTATAATAGAGCTGAATGCAGACATATGGTCTGGCGCTGCTGGATCTGCCATCACTTTTAATGTTGATAACTCTGAAGTCATGCGGGTGGATTACCAAGACAGGGTTGGTATAGGGACGGCTTCGCCATCCTCCAAGCTTCACGTTTCAGCAAATACAGAATATGGCCTCAATGTTGCACAAACTGGCGTTACTAATAACAATGTTGGCTTGTTTCAATTTACTGGT